GAAACTGGTGCGACAGAATTAACGCGAGAAGTAGAGTCGCCAAATATGTCGCGAGAAGTAGGGTCGCCAGAATTAGCGCGAGAAACTGGTGCGAGTTCTCCTGACGCATCCAACAATATTCAAGTAAATCCTCAAATTTGTTCTCTCACTTCCAACGAAACAACAATCAAAACACTCGACGATGAACCTGGTATTCCCGAATTGATGGAACTATACAACGATGATGGTTATGATTATGAAACAGGCGAATTTACAAACATGAGTGAAACAACGAGAGACCAATTTCGTCGCGACTTGAAACGTTTTTATACAACATTTACTGGAGAATATGATATGCCAGATACGATTCAAACCTTTGCAGATATCAAACTCAAGAGTTATAGCAAAGACCCTGTTTGTACAATGAGAGAAATTAATACCGAGGACAGTGAAGAAGGTCGTATTGCGAATGATAATGCGCGTATGATTCGCGAAGGATTTCAAGGAACCTATAAAGATAAGTTATTCGTGGACTACGCTAACAATTTGAAGAAAATGATGCAAAATGTAAATCAAAAACAGGGTGAACTTTTGCAGGTATTAAGTCAACTATTCGCGTATGAAGAAGACCCGGAAACCGCGCAAGATACGGTACGTGTTCATCCCGATTTAACGGAGAAAAAATTACAAGAACTCATTGTAGAGACAAGGGGTTATATTGTTGAACTCTATTTAAACTGTGAAACTGATTTTCATCGAGGCGTTCAAATCTATGAGGCGATTGTAAATGCGAAAATTTTGGATACTACCCAGAATCAAATCGGAACGTTGGGTCGACTGGCGAACCAGTTTTTTTCGCTTTTTCCAAGTATAGGGAAAGCGCCATCAGAAGCGTTGGGGTCTCTTTCGATATGATTATTTATTTGGTGTTTATTCTAATGTTTGTATAATGTATACCAAGGTAAAATGGCAATGGCATCATCAAACACGTCAACATCAACGTTAACTCCAACGAATTCCCCAACATTTGTACTTCCTAATTTTTCACAATTTTTTTTTAGTTTTTTCCCTACAACAACACCTTAAACTTATTTTGTTTGACCATGTAATCAAACAAAATAAGATTTACATATTTAAGTAAAAGGCAACGTTACCTATAAATTAATTAAGACGCACACTTCGTGTGTGAACTTAAATGTTCATCGGTGTAAAACATTACCATAATCAACTCGAACAAATTTAAAGTTATACTGTTCCTTTGAATTTTCAATATATTTTTGTATCGTAGTTTGGTCTAACTTTTTTCTAGACCACAGTTGATATATTTTTAGTGTATTATACAACGCTAACCACTCAACAATCTCATACGTCTCATCATTTTCCACAACATTTATGATTTTATTTTCGTTGACTTTTGGTAAGAATTCAAAGTTGTCATAAAATTTATCATTCTTTATATCTCCGTGAATTGGAACGGTAAAGTCTTTACAAATACAATCTGCGGTAAATGATATCTTATAATTTGTTTCGTCTTCTGATAAAGAAAACAACAAATTATGTTCTTTACAAAATAAAGGTATAGTTGGGTCGTTTGTAGCGCATTGATACCATAGTCCATTGAGTTTTTTATAGTCAAATTTCATCAATAAAAACAACAAAAATGTAGATAACATAATTATTCATGTTGTTATTAAATTGTGTTTATACTTATTCAAATCAAATTGTTATTTATTTTGGCAGGGAACCTAGGACTGCGTAGCGCTGGTTACAATTGCTTGCAACCCTGCGACTGCTACCGCAATCCTGTTAACCGGGTATTTATATGATTTTCTAAAAATCACATTTTTGGGATATCGATGAACATTGCGGATTTATTTTGTTTGACCATGTAATCAAACAAAATAATCATTGTAAAGTTTTTCTAAACATGTAATAATACAGTTGTTTCAACAAGCAACAAAAGGAAATTTTCAAGGGATCACAATGAGTTTCAAAATAAAGTTTGGAATATAATTAATAATTTTTAAAGTGTGACTAAACTTTATCTAAACATGCGGTTATTAGGATTGCGGTAGCAGTCGCAGGGTTGCAAGCAATTGTAACCAGCGCTACGCAGTCCTAGGTTCCCTGCCATTTATGCGCGGGCAGCAGATGCGGCCTTGGAGGCGGTGGAGGCTGCTTGGGCAGCAGCAGAGGCAGCCATGCGGGCAGCAGATGCGGCCTGGGCGGCCTTGGAGGCGCTAGATGCCTTGGAAGCACCTGAACTGGCAGCGCGGGATGCGGCCTTACTGGCGCTCTTGGCGGCGGCCATGGCTCTTCTCAAGGTTCTAGATGCGGAACGCGCCATGTTGCGGGCGGCCTTGCTGGTTTTGCGGTTTGCGTGTCTAGAATGTCTTCTTCGGTGAGTACGGCGAGCCATTTTGTATATATATTACATACAAAAAAAATTTAAAGACAAGGGGTTTAAATAGGGGGTAAATTGACAAACTGTGGCTTGGGAGGAGGGTCGCAATAAGGATTGTGTAACCAGTTCTTGGTTCTCCAATTTTACTAAAAGGAGGAGTCGCAATGTAACGAGGATTGTGTAACCAGTTCTTGGTTCTCCAATTTTACTAAAAGGAGGGGTCGCAATGTAACGAGGATTGTGTAACCAGTCCTTTGTTCTCCAATTTTACTAAAAGGAGGGGTCGCAATGTAATGAGGATTGTGTAACCGGTCCTTTGTTCTCCAATTTTACTAAAAGGAGGGGTCATAGGGGCAGCGCTACGCGGTCCTTGGTTCCCCTACCATATCGTGCTCGCCGAATGCCACCACATTTTATCCCCCTTTTGAATGTTATACAAACTCCTAAATAATTCCAACCTAGATAATGGAACATTTGTTCTATATTTATCCATCGGATGCGGATTTGTCTTCAACTGCGCCTCCACCGCCTTTTTGAACACATGTTGACGCTGTTGCACCGCAAAATAAACGAAAAATGCTTGAAAGGATAATGAACGAATGGGTGTAATATCATCGTTCTTAATTTGAAAATCCCTTAAATATTCCTCGCAAATTGCCACTGCCGAAATATCCGCCATATCTTCACCTATACTCATCGTCGCATCAAAATTGATTCCATCATACTTCGCAAATACTTCGTATTGTTTAATAATGTCCTTAATAATCGCCTTGTATTTTCTCTTATCCTCCGGCGTCCACCAGTCGTGCAAGTTACCCTTATAATCATACTTGCTTCCCATTTCATCCAACGAGTGCGACATTTCGTGCGCCAACGTGTTTCCTACACGCGCTAAATTATACTCTATTCCACGTTCGTTCAAGTCTATAAAGGGGGACTGTAAATACGCAAGGGGTATATATATCTTGTTTTGTGTTGGTGTATAATACGCATTCACTACATACGCCTGTGTCCCTATCAACTTAAATATGTTCCAATCTATGATCGGGATATCTCTCACCGATTTTCCATCTAAATTTACAAACTTATAGGTGCGCCATTTCACAATCTTTTGAATGTTTTCCCATGCGTCATCACTTGAATAATCTAATAGCGGGTCTTCTCTCAAATTAGTGGGTTGGACGACTTCCAACTTCAAATGTTCCAATTTTAATAAAGCGTATTGTTTGGTTTTCGGAGACAACCATTTGTTTCTACGAATAATGCGTTTAAATACGGTGATTAAGTCGGCACCCATGTTCAAGACATATTGCACGATTTCTGGATTATGATTCTTTTCAACATACATATTTGTTAGAAGGGTATTGAATGTGAGAGAAAGACCAAAAATGGGGTATATTTCAAGGGGGAACATATTGGGTTGTCCCAATAAGAATTTTCCATTAAACTCGTAATAAATATTCATGAGTTTCTTATCAAAACGGATAAATTGGCGTAAATACAAGTAAAACCAATAACTCTTCCATTTTTGGGTTTTCCATTCTTTAAGTAGAAGCGTGGAAATACATTTCAAGTAACTTAGACTATCGCTAATAAAAAAGTCGGGTGGATTTTTGAATCCCAAAAATTTGGTAAATGCTGCCCAGTCAAACCCATATTCCTTGAGTGCATCCTCTTTTTTCACGATGTTGTAGTATTCCGGCGAGTCTTTTTTCACACTTTCGCAACCCATTTGTGTAAGCATATCATATTCACAATCAAATACGTCTTGTGCGCTCAAATCGTGGTTTTTCCCAAGACATGCGTCGAAAATTTCGTCTATATACTCTAAATATCGTTTTTGGACTTTGTTTCTATAAGTAATATACTCTTTGGTTTTTCCATAACCATCCGTAATATATAACTCGTAGTCGTATAAAGAAAGACGGGGCATAGAGACAAAATTGCGGTAAATGCCGGCGTTTTTATCATCCGCACTTACATGCCAGTATAATGGCGAACCCCAACATACAACCTCATTGATATTGATGTGCGCCAAATATTCCCAAAGATTGTCTTCATTTATGAAGTGGTCGTAACTTTTTTTCAAGTTTTCAACATGTAAGTGGGTTGTACTGTGTTCTAGTGTCATGGATTGATATACGCGTTTAACCTCTTTGGCCTGTTTGGAGTGGTCAGTTCGAATATATTCCTTCACCATTTCTATGAGTTCCTTGAAAACCTTGTCTTGGGTTACTCTAAAGTCATCGACTTGGACGAAATAGTAGTCTTTAAACTTTTTGTCCTTGTCTACACTTACACTGGTGTTTTTCAACCAACGGTAATTGATATATGTGTAAAAATCGTTTTGGGGTGTGATTTTGGAAGGTGTGAATGGGGTTTTAAACATTTTAACGAGTGCGGCCTCAATGTTGGCGTTGGTCTTTTCGTTGATGGTCTTTTCGAAATTTTCTTCGAATGACTGAAACGCTATAGTTGACTTTTCGTGGGTTGCTCGATTTTTTTTGGTTTGGTGGGTTCGGGGTTTTTGTTTTGCAACCCCCGATTTTTTACTCCGAGGATTTTTTTGACGTTTCATGATAATATTATAATATCGCTATAATATTATTTTGCAGGGAACCAAGGGTTGGTTACAATTGCTTTGCAACCCTGCGACCCCTCCTTCTAGAAAAAATATAAATCTCATTTTGCAACTCGTAGTAGTCTTTTTACTTTATTCTTAACTTTGTTAAGATTCTTTACAAGTTAGTTTTGGGATATTTATATAAAAATAACTATATTATTATTTGTGTTTTAAACTTAAAGAATCGCCGTTTTTTGAATTGTAATTTGTTTCACCAATGTACGAATAATTTTTTTCATGGATTCTTGGCATTCACTCCCGTTCAAATGAGTAAAACTGGAAGTGATTTGTCCCAATATATTCAAGTAATCGTCGTTCTTCTTATCATCATGCGCCATACACGTAGGGTATTCTTCCACCCATTCTTTTATTTTTAAGAACTTTTTATGCGCGAGATGTTTCGTGAAACGGGTTACTCCGGCGTAGTCTATGTCTTTTTCCCAGACATCGTTAGTTTTGATATAAATCACTTCTCTCTTTTCATCCGAGCAGTGCATGGGTCTAATCTTCTGATCGAGTGCTTTCAGTTCTCTCACAATCACATTCGAGAGACCCTTGACATAGCCATGCTTGCC